TATCGCGCCCTCAACAATGAGTTTTGTGATGCGGTGCCTGGTGCCTCCAGGTGACGTTAACCAGTTAACAATTAACGCCGGATACAGAGAATCCACCCATAACACTGTTTTTGGTTTTAACTGTTCCGCGTGCGCTTAGCCGCATTCACCGCATCACAAAATTCACTTTAAAAAGGGCGGCAGAGCAGTCACGGAGTAAAACTGATACCGCCAAACGTCACCAGAAAATTGATAACAGAGGGCGTTGCAGCGGGGGTGTCACTTAAGCGTATGGTCAACCTGACAACCCGGTGTCCTCAACGGGGAAGGAATAACCCCGCCATACTTACCGCCGCGCCATTTCGCGTAGTGCCACAACCGGAAGCGCACGGTCGACGAAAATTTAACGACAGGCTATCTATGAACCAGCTACCTCGCCGTGCGCTTTCGCGTTATGGTCTGACTTTTCATGGAAATATCCTTTCAGTAAACTGTCAGTGCCGGATGCTCACCCGTGTCCGGCGCACGCACTCCACCTCACCCGTGGAGAACTCCTTAATTACCAACCTTAGCTTCGTTGGTTAGCTATTAACGCTGGTATGTAATCATTCTGGCAATGCTTAATGCCGCTGCTTTTTCCAGCCTGGTGATATCCTGCTCCAGAGCGGACAGATTTTCAGCCTGCTTAGCCCTGGCTTCATTGGCCCATTTCAGATCCTGCGCTGCATTAATTTTCTGGCGCATCCACTCATAAAGTTCATCATCGGTATAGTCTGGCGCGATGATGACGGGTTCTCGTTTCTGCATACTGATTCCTCGCGGTGCTGCTTCGCTTATCAGCCGTTAGATTTTGCCGAGCTGGAAAGCGCCTGTTTAAACTCACTGAAGCTGAGAGCTTCTTCGCCTTCGGTAAGGCCTTCGAAGTATTCTTCGTAAGCCTTTTTCATGATTGTGTCGAAATCCATATCACTCACCTGAGTTTCTTTCCAGCCAGCGACGGGCACCATTTTCGGTTTTAAACGTTTTGCTTTTGGTATACGTCATCGCGGTGAATGTGCCGTCCTGGTTGGGAAACACGCCGTACACCAGAGATTCGTTGTTGCCAAGATCGATAGTATCCATGTTGACCTCATTTCCCCTTAACGCCGGGGTAGCGGAACAAAAACCTGCTGCATAGTTATTAAAGTTGAACCCTGCCGTCATGTTCTTACGCCTCGGGCTGGCTACTTAACCCCTGACCACTGCCTGGTAACTCGAAGTATTGCCCGGCGTTCTATGGGGCGGGGTGGGTTGGTATGCAATAAATCTAAAAGTATTTAGTTTTATAGTCAAGGGGAATCTAAATTAATTTAAAAAAAAGGTCGGCATAACCGACCTTAAGTTCAAGGACATAGCAGGGTTATAGGTTGAACTGCACACCTTTTGCTACGGCAACAATTTTACACTCTGGCGTAAGCAAGGATGATTGATAGCGCGGATTGAGAGGGCTTAAATACACAAGTTTTCCATCAATAACTAATTTTTTTATAGTCATAGACGGTTCATTTGTAAGTGGATCTGGAACTATTACAGCGACGATACTGCCATTTTTATAACTCTCTCCTGGTCTTAGGATCACAGTGGCACCAACCGGGATACTTGGTGACCCTGAGGGGTTATGCATAGTGTCATCAGGCATTGAAACGGCAAAATCACCTTCCACTACATCAAAGAATGTGGTGATCCTATCGACATTTCCCATTGTTTTCTCTCCTTCTAAGATTAGGAAAGAAATCGCGTCACCCCACGAAAAGTAGGGGATCTTGGTGCCTGGATTGCTCTGCACAAAAGATAGTTCAGGAGACGATACTCCATACAGGAGATAGGACTCAGTAGTTCCTAATGCCTGGGCTAACTTACTTAGAGCTTTGCTGCCGGGTTCGTTTAGATCTTTCTCCCAGTACCCTATAGTAACCCCAGTCACGCCTGAAAGCTTACCCAGTTCTACTTGGGTGAGTCCCTTATCTTTTCTGAGTTTCTTAAGCCTGATGCCAAGGCTTTCCATCATTTTCTCCCGCGAGTTGAATATAAATTATTTTAGATTGCATTGACCTAAAAAAAATTATCCTGTAATCTAAAAATACTTAGATTTTAGGAGAGTAAAATGCGAGTTGATGAACTTGTTCAGTTTTTTGGCTCTGTTCAGAGGGTCGCTGATTTTTATGGGATAACCCGCGAAGCTATTTACATGTGGCGTAAGCGCCCCGGTGAAATAGTTCCGAAAGGGAGAGCTGCGGAAGCTGCTGCATACTCCAAGGGAAAATTATCTTTGAACCCAGAGCTTTACAAAAAGAAGGATACCACCCGGGACAAAAGGAAGAGTGATTCATGAAAATCAAACATGAACATATCCGCATGGCGATGAATGCCTGGGCGCATCCGGACGGCGAAAAAGTACCGGCTGCGAAAATTACCAAAGCGTATTTCGAGCTGGGAATGACGTTCCCGGAACTGTATGACGACAGCCATCCGGAAGCCCTAGCTCGCAATACTCAGAAAATTTTCCGCTGGGTGGAGAAAGACACCCCTGATGCGGTTAAAAAAATTCAGGCGTTGTTACCAGCTATCGAAAAAGCAATGCCACCTCTGCTGGTGGCCCGAATGCGCAGTCATAGCTCAGCCTATTTTCGGGAACTAGTGGAGACGCGGGAACGACTGGTGAGAGACGCTGATGATTTTGTCGCAGTGGCGATCGCTGGTTTCAACCAGATGAATCGTGGTGGCCCTGCAGGAAATATTGTGGCTGTGCATTGACTCGCAATATTCATACCGGATCACTTCCGGCAATTTGTGAGTAAAAAGATTCGGTATCAAAAGAGGTGAGTATGGCTAACGCCTGGCTCAGATTATGGCATGACATGCCAAATGACCCTAAGTGGCGAACAATTGCCAGGGTGTCAGGGCAGCCAATTGCAACAGTGATGGCAGTGTATATCCACCTCCTGGTGAGCGCGTCACGAAATGTCACGCGAGGTCACATTGATGTCACGACAGAAGATTTGGCAAGTGCGCTCGACGTGACAGAAGAGGTAATTGATTCAATTTTGCAGACGATGCAGGGGCGGGTACTTGATGGTGATTTAATCACTGGATGGGAAAAACGCCAGGTGCTTAAAGAGGACAACGGCAATATTTCGCAAACCGCAAAATCTCCTGCAGAGCGCAAGAGGGCGCAGCGAGAGAGGGAAAGAAAGCGGGAACAAAATGGCGATTGTCACGGCGCGTCACGAAATGTCACGCACATGTCACGACGAGTCACGACAGATAAAGATACAGATAAAGATACAGATCAAGAAGATCAAAACACTATGGTCCATGGCGTAAAAAACGCCACGAACCAGGCAGGGGATGTTCAGACCGTCAATCCTGGTCAGCCAGCAGGCACGACACCGGAAGCCGATTCAGCGTATGCGCTGAAAGCCGATTCGGGCGCTGTGCAGCAGGTGATGACCGCAAGGCCGGAGCAATCACACCAACTGCAGCAGCCTGAAGCCGATTCCGCCATTCAGCGGGAAGCCGATCGGGTAGTCCCGGAAAGCACCGGGCAGTCTGTGGGACGAGTGGATTATCCGGATGTGTTCGAACAGGTCTGGCGGGAGTACCCGTTGCGTGCCGGAGCAAACCCGAAGAAATCCGCTTTCAGTGCCTGGAAGGCCAGATTACGCGAGGGGGTGCCACCAGAGGCCATGCTGGATGGCGTGAGGCGTTACGCAAGATACTTGGCGGCTACCGGGAAAACGGGAACGGAATTTGTTCAGCGAGCGACGACGTTTTTTGGACCGGACCGGAATTTTGAGAACCCCTGGTTGCTCCCGGTAAGCGGCACGAACAACCAGCGTTGTGTGAATCATATTTCTGAACCGGATAACGAAATTCCGCCGGGCTTCAGGGGGTAAGTGTTAATTTCTGGTCATGAGGTAATTTTCAGGAGGGGTACTGTAAGTGAAATTAGCTATCAGGCTTCAATTGCCGCTGGCATTCGCATCAAAGGAGAGGAGCATGGAAATAAAACCAGAAGATGAGTTAAGTAATATTGTTTTATTTCCGGTAAAAGAGGATGACCCACGTAATCAGGTTAATTTTCTTTATGAGCCATCGGAAAGACCATACTGCCATCACGCTTCTGTCCGGGTTGACGAAAAAGAGCGTCAGGTCCGCTGTAAAATCTGCGGTGCAGTTGTGGAGCCATTTGACTGGATGCTCTCTGTGGCGAAAAGAGAAACCAGACTGGCAGATGATGTAAAACTATTGCGCCAGGAGGAACAGGAAAGGCGAAAAAATATAGAAAAGCTAATTCAGATTGAGCGTAATGCGAAAGCACGGATACGCAGGGTGACAAAATCCAGAACTGAATAATTAAATTTAGCACTGTTAAAAATTTAATCCTTAACCGGAGGGATTTCTGCACCCTCAGAACAGCAGGAGGCCACCCGAAAGGGTGGTAGTGAAATGCGAAAGTTCAAAATAATTATTGAAACGGGAATAGCTGGTGGAGATTTTGAGGATGTATTCGAAGTGGACGATGACGCAACACCTGATGAAATTCATGACGAAGCAAAAGAAATTTTCTTTAACTACTGCAATTACTCATATCACGAAATAAAAGACGAAGAGGAAGAACAAAATGGCTGATTTTGGTTCAACTAAATACAACGTCAGTTTTGAAGAATGGCATGAACTGTTAATGGACTATGCAGTGTTACGTGGTGGAAGTGCTGCTGATGCTGAAGCCTGGCGTGATGACTACGAAGCAGGAAAAACTCCGGTCGAAGCATATTGTGATGAGTGGGGCGATGAATGAGCGAGATTAATTATCAGGAAGGGCATGAAACGGCAGGGCAGGCAAAACCAGTTGCATGGCGATATCGCTACGTGAAAAAAGGCGTTACGGACTTTCAGGAGAAGATGTGGGTTGGTGACTGGAAATATGTACCGACAAAAGAGGGGTGCAACGACAGGCCGGGCTATGAGATTCAGGCCTTATTCACTACCCCGCCAGTCCCTGTGATATCAGAAGGACTGGTTAAAGCCGTGCGCTTTTATGAACAGGTAAAGCGTGAGAATCCACCAGTCGAAACAGGAGCATGGAAAGATGCTGTTGATTGGGTACTCAAAGAGGCCTGCTGTGCTGTCATTCTGGGTAAAGCCGACAATCCACTAGCATCCAGTAATCAGGTTGGCGAATTAACAATGTGGGTTAAACGACTGGTCAGTCAACTGAAAAAAGCTAATCCAGACTGCAAATTACCGGAGATGGCGATGGATTACCTGAAACGAAATGGACTGATAAGCGTGGAGGATGTTTTACGATGACCTGGCCTGAGGCATTTACAACGGCAGGAATCGCAATGGCTGTGGCGCTGGTGGTGTATTCGATTTGCCGCTGGGGATAAAAACGGTTTGCGGGAAAAGGAGAGTTAAGTAGAATTGCAGCGGGTGCTTGAGGCTATCTGTCTCAGGCATGAACACCAAAAGGCAGATAGAGAAAAGCCCCAGTTAACATTACGCGTCCTGCAAGACGCTTAACATTAATCTGAGGCTCAATCTATGAACGGCAAATCTAGGTTAGCCTCTTACGTGCCGAAAGGCAAGGAGAAGCAGGCTATGAAGCAGCAAAAGGCGATGTTAATCGCCCTGATCGTCATCTGTTTAACCGTCATTGTGACGGCACTGGTAACGAGGAAAGACCTCTGCGAGGTACGAATCCGAACCGGCCAGACGGAGGTCGCTGTCTTCACAGCTTACGAACCTGAGGAGTAAGAGACCTGGCGGGGGAGAAATCCCTCGCCACCTCTGATGTGTCAGGCATCCTCAACGCACCCGCACTTAACCCGCTTCGGCGTTTTTTCCGTTGATTAACTCTAGTTATTAGAGAACCGAACTTTTATTGATGGGGCAGGGAGATGAAGAAACTTGTTTTAGTCGCAGGTGTAATGATTGCAACAGTAATGTTGGGAGGGTGTGCAGCAAAGGTCGATCCAGCGTTGAAAGCAGAAGCAATGAAGCCACTAACATGTAATGATGAAAAGCAATGTGACTTTTATTGGAAACGAGCGCAATTCTGGTTGGCTAATAATTCCTCATGGAAAATTCAAACGGCGACAGACACGCTAATTTCCACTTATAATCCCTCTCCAAATAGTCCATTCCTCGCTTATCAAGTGAGTAAAATGCCAAATGAAGATGGATCCTCAAGAATTTTCATCAAGCCTTTTTGCGATAATATGTTTGGCTGTCAACCAAACCCCTATCAGGCAGTTGTTTCCTTTAAAAACTTCGTTAAAACAGGGCAGTAGTGTATAGCTTGGACGATAAATTATTAGTGAAAACGCCGTAAACCCTCACCCAATGTGGACTAAGTCTATCAAACATGACTGTGATGATTAGTCCGTAGTTGTTGCCTATGAAATCTGGATTGAGTCAGGGTTTAATCCAATAATTATTCTATCGTTCCTTTACAAGTCCGGTATATTACTTTCAGTTTGTTTTAGCATACCCGCTTCGGCGGGTTTTGTTTTTTCCTAGCATTCTGGTTTACAATTCGCACGCCAGCCTGAACAACTGGCACCTGCTGCGCCAGCAGAGACAACCGATGGCGCACGATACCAAATTACACAATTCTGATGATTCTGCCGTCTTTGCCAGCAGGCACGGGCGGCGTTCCCGCACTTTCAAATCTGACTGGTTCCAGCATGACCCATGTACTGAAGAACAGGCCGAATGGCTAATTCATAACTATCGCAGACGCGGATACGAGATTAAGAAAGCCCTCAGCCTCGATTATCGTCACTGGATAATCTATGTCAGGCTCCCTTATTCCGAACGCCCACCGCGCCCATCCCGCACATACCAGCAACGGATCTGGAGGTAACGTGCGGATATTACTTCGACCTGTTCTGGTACCGGAACTCGGGCTGGTGGTCCTTAGGCCGGGCCGTGAATCCATGCAAGTATTTCATAACCCTCGAGTGCTGGTGGAGCCTGAACCGAAAAGCATGCGCGGTCTGCCGTCCGGAGTCGTCCCTGCCGTTCGCCAGCCGCTGGCGGAGGATAAATCATTACTGCCATTTTTCAGCGATGAGCGGGTGATTCGTGCTGCTGGCGGCGCTGGGGCACTGTCTGACTGGCTGTTGCGTCATGTCAAATCCTGCCAGTGGCCTCATGGTGACTATCATCACAGTGAAATCGTCATACATCGTTACGGTACCGGCGCGATGGTGTTGTGCTGGCACTGCGACAACCAGTTGCGTGACCAGACATCCGAATCACTCGGGCAACTTGCTCATCAAAACCTGTCAGCATGGATGATTGACGTCATACGCCATGCAATGAATGGCACGCAGGAGCGGGAATTGTCGCTGGCTGAATTATCCTGGTGGGCGGTCTGCAATCAGGTGGCGGACGCGCTTCCGGAGGCAGTATTACGTCGTTCTCTGGGGTTACGTGCGGAAAAAATCCGCTCCTTGTACCGCGAAAGCGACATCGTACCGGGAGAGCAGACCGCCACCAGCATACTGAAGCAGCGCACAAAAAATCTTGCGCCGTTGCCTCATGCCCACCAGCAAAACCCGCCACAGGAAAAGACGGTGGTCAGCATTGCCGTTGATCCGGAGTCACCGGCTCAGTATCTCCAGCGCCAGAAACCACAACGGGAAGAGATGCCTGTATACACGCGTTGGGTAAAAACGCAGAAATGCATGACGTGCGGTAATCAGGCAGATGATCCGCATCACATCATTGGTCATGGACTGGGAGGGATGGGAACAAAGGCTGATGATTTGTTTGTTATTCCGCTGTGCCGTAAATGTCATAACGAACTGCACGCCGGGGTAAAAGATTTTGAAGAAAAACACGGCAGCCAGCTGTTGTTGCTGATTCGTTTTTTAATGCACGCGAGAAATTCGGGTGTCCTGAAGTGGAAAGCATGAATGACTGAACGCATAGAATTTGTTTTGCCTTACCCGCCGACGGTGAATACCTACTGGCGACGTCATGGCAATACGTATTTCATCTCGGAAGCCGGAAAGCGTTATCGCCGTGATGTGGCGCTAATTGTTCGCCAGCAGCGGCTGAAATTAAGCCTGTCCGGAAGGCTGGCGATAAAGATTATTGCAGAGCCACCGGATAAGCGCCGCCGCGACCTGGACAATATCCTGAAGGCACCACTGGATGCGCTGACGCATGCCGGACTACTTATAGACGACGAGCAGTTTGATGAAATCAATATTGTGCGCGGTCAGCTCGTTCCTGGTGGGCGGCTGGGGATAAAAATCACAGAACTGGAGTGCGCATGAATAACCAGTATTTACAGTTTGTGCGTGAGCAGCTCATTATCGCCACCGCTGATTTGAGTGGGGCAACAAAAGGTCAGCTTGAAGCCTGGCAAGAGAATGCCATGTTCGATACAGGGCGTTACAGGCGAAAAAAAATCCGGTACCGCGATGAAGTGACTGGAAAAATGATAACGCGGGATAATCCACCAATCCCGGGAAAGCAATCGCTGGCGAAGGGGACGTCAATTCCTCTGGTCAGTCCGGTTGAGTTTTCGACATCATCGTGGCGGCGGGCTGTTCTGTCTCTTGAAGAACATCATAAAGCCTGGTTGTTGTGGTGTTACAGCGGGAGTATTTGTTGGGAATATCAGATCGCGATAACACAGTGGGCGTGGAATGAATTTAATACTCAATCCGGTACCAGAAAAATTGCAGGGAAAACGCAGGAACGCCTGAAAAAATTAATCTGGCTGGCGGCGCAGGCAGTAAAAGCAGAACTTTTTGGTGGGGAAGGTTATGAATACCAGGAGCTGGCATTACTGGCGGGAGTGACAACTAAAAACTGGTCCAAAACATTTACTCGTCACTGGGTTGCAATGAAACACATTTTTCACCGACTTGATAGTGAGGCTTTATTGTTTGTAATGAGAACACGTTCAAAACAAAAGGCGGCATTTTCAAAGCAAAGTGTTGCAAAAGTAGATTGAAAGGCATATATTTCATGCAAATCTGATATTTTGCCGATTTTGTACGTGATGGCAAAAGCAAACAAAACCCGCCCACAAGCGGGTTTTTTGTGCCACTTATCTCGGATAGACATGGTTAATGCGTTAGTGGAGGAGATAAGGGTGATTTTTGAATGCTTGCAACATTGATTTCGTAACGTTATTATCCTGCGCTCGGCCCTTTAGCTCAGTGGTGAGAGCGAGCGACTCATAATCGCCAGGTCGCTGGTTCAAATCCAGCAAGGGCCACCAGCCGCCACTAGCTCATCAGGAAAGAGCGTCAACCCTTTAAGTTGAGTGTGCGAGGTTCGAGTCCCCGGTGGCGGTCCAGTGCCGACTTAGCTCAGTAGGTAGAGCAACTGACTTGTAATCAGTAGGTCACCAGTTCGATTCCGGTAGTCGGCACCATATGCGGGCATCGTATAATGGCTATTACCTCAGCCTTCCAAGCTGATGATGCGGGTTCGATTCCCGCTGCCCGCTCCAGTTAGAGTCTTTCAGTCTGCGATGATGGGAAATCCCGGAGTGACTGAAAGACGTTTAAGTTATGAATGATCGCTTTTTTTGCAAAATTGCTGTGCAGAAATACTAACCTTCGGGCAGGCGATCATTCATAAGCACTCTGCTTTTATTCCGATTAACTGTGGGTGGTTTGTTGGATAGAGTGCTTCCCTTACTGTATATATCGTTTCGCCCGCTTTTGCGGGTTTTTCTTTTCAAATCCCTTTCATTTCTCAGTGTAAAACTACGCCATCCGTTATTTGCGGAGGTGAGGCTATGAAATCCATGGACAAAATTTCAACGGGCATTGCCTACGGCACCTCCGCAGGCAGTGCTGGCTACTGGTTTTTACAGTGGCTTGATCAGGTCAGTCCGTCACAGTGGGCTGCGATTGGTGTACTGGGGAGTCTGGTTCTGGGCTTCCTGACTTATCTGACAAATCTGTACTTCAAAATCAGAGAAGACAAGCGTAAGGCTGCACGGGGAGAGTAATTCAATGACTCAAAACTATGAACTGATTGTGAAAGGGATCCGCAATTTTGAGAATAAAGTTACGGTAACTTTAGCGTTACGGGACAAAAAACGCTTTGACGGCGAAATTTTTGACCTGGACATCTCGCTGGACCGTGTTGAAGGTGCCGCGCTGGAGTTTTATGAGGCAGCAGCCAGAAGGAGCATCAGACAGGTCTTCCTGGATGTTGCTGCCGGGTTATGTGAAGGGGATGAGCAGTCGCCGGAAAAGCGCCCCGTAATTTTAGAGGCGCAGAATGTGTGGATAACCTACAAAGGAAAGCTACCAGGAAGAATTACTGGTTCTCTGAAGACTCCTCCGGAATCACAACCTTAAGTCACTGACCGGAACAGATAAACCTGTCCGTGGGCAGAAACCGATAAATCCTGATAAATATCCATGAACGCAAAAATCAGATACGGCCTGTCGGCTGCCGTTCTGGCACTGATTGCCGTCGGTGCGCCCGCGCCTGATATTCTCGACCAGTTTCTGGATGAAAAAGAAGGTAACCACACAACGGCATACCGCGATGGTTCCGGCATCTGGACCATCTGTCGGGGTGCCACGATGGTGGATGGAAAACCCGTTTTTCCCGGTATGAAACTGTCGAAGGAAAAATGCGACCAGGTCAACGCCATTGAGCGTGATAAGGCGCTGGCATGGGTGGAGCGCAATATTAAAGTACCACTGACCGAACCACAAAAAGCGGGTATCGCGTCATTTTGTCCCTATAACATTGGCCCCGGTAAGTGTTTTCCATCGACGTTTTATAAGCGGCTGAATGCTGGTGATCGTAAGGGCGCATGCGAGGCGATTCGCTGGTGGATAAAAGATGGTGGGCGCGATTGCCGCATACGTTCAAATAACTGCTATGGACAGGTTATTCGTCGTGACCAGGAAAGCGCATTAGCCTGTTGGGGAATAGATCAGTGAGCAGAGTCGCCGCGATTATTTATGCTCTGGTTATCTGCATCATCGTCTGCCTGTCGTGGGCGGTCAATCATTACCGTGATAACGCCATCACCTACAAAGAACAGCGTGATAAAAAAGTCAGTGAGCTGAAGCAGCTGACCGCCACCATCGCTGACATGCAGCAGCGTCAGCGTGATGTTGCTGCGCTCGATGCAAAGTACTCGAGAGAATTAGCCAATGCGAAAGCTGAAAATGAAACTCTGCGCGCTGATGTTGCCGCTGGTCGTAAGCGCCTGCGGGTCAATGCCAGTTGCTCCGCAGCCGTGCGTGAAGCCACCGGACCCACCAGCGTGGATAATGCAACCAGCCCCAGACTGGCAGACACCGCTGAACGGGATTATTTCACCCTCAGAGAACGGTTGATGACGATGCAGAAGCAACTGGAAGGGGCACAGCTATACATTCGTGAGCAATGTCTCAGATAAAAACCGGCCAAGGATAATCCGCTAAAGATTCGCCGGTGGCGAAAGAGAGCCAAGGTGTCAACCTACGCTATTACTTATGATAATGCAACAGACGAAGCGGGACATATTGGCGCATAACAAATCAGTGCAGGCTAACTGCAGGAAGAACTTAGGGCGTGAACGTAGAAAACCTAAGTAACGCACATTACATCTATAACGAGATGAAAGAGCTACAGCGACAGAAAGGTATACTGGAAAGTGGTGCAGGGCTTGGTGTGACAATCCAGTCTGCCTATCAATATAGTGCTTTTCTTGAGGCCATACGCCCGCATGCAGTTGCTGAACTTAACAGCCGTATTGAGGAAAAGAAATCCGCGCTGGTTAATTTGGGTGCTTCCTTCTCTATATACGAGCATAATAAGGCGGGTTGGAAACCCGCCTAAAGCACTTAGAAACTGCGTGGAGCTGTGGAAAGAATGGATGCCAGTTCTTCCTTCGATAAATCCCAGCTTCGATTTACAGCGTCAATTTTCTTAAACTCATCAAGCATTGCGTTATAGAGATGTTCTGTACGTGAATGAGTATTGGCAATGGGCTGTTTCTGTTCGGGGAAGCGATCAATTTTCTGATATGCTTCAATGATACTGAAGTAATCGCATTCATTATGACCGTCGAAACCTGGGAGCTGAATTTCCCCATCATGTATTTTTAGATGATGGTCACGGACTAATTCTTTTTGCTCGTCATCACTAAGTTTCCTGAAAGCATTGGAAAGTCCGCGGTACATATTCAAGACAGCAGTAACAAAATCACGATCTTCTTTACTTGGTTCATCAACATCCAAATGTGAATATTCGGCCTTCATAACCCAATCATTACCAGATGACACAGCATATTTTACAAGCTGTGGATCAATATCAGTTTCGATACCTAGGTGGATGGCAATGTCACATAACAAAATGGTATTGATTTTATCCTTAATATCCATGAGTTAACCCTCTGAAGTAAAAAGTAATATCTACACCCGTTAGCTCATGAAGTCTATTGATCTGGCTCATATCAGCGGCAAATCTATTTCATGGAGATACTCAATGCAGGTCACTTTTGATTTATATAAGGGCGAAACATGCCAGCACTAATCCCACGAGCCTGCCGTAAACGTGGATGTGCAGGTACAACCACAGACAGTTCTGGTTACTGCGATAAACATCGTGGCGAAGGATGGGTACAGCATCAGCGCGGACTGAGTCGCCACCAGCGTGGCTATGGCTCGAAATGGGATGCCATACGTGCGCGCATACTGAAGCGTGATAATGATCTGTGTCAGAACTGCCTGCGCAATGGGAGAGCCGTTGAAGCCAGAACTGTGGACCACATCATTCCGAAAGCTCATGGTGGCTCGGATGCAGACAGTAACCTGCAGAGTCTGTGCTGGCCCTGCCATAAAGCAAAAACAGCGCGCGAACGCATCAATTGATAACAGTTCCCATCTGTAGGGGAGGGGTGGGTCAAATCCCTGCAGCCCTGGCTGCTCAGTACCGCCGCCTGACCCTTCCTCACATCGCCGCAGGTTCGAAAACTTTTTTTTGGAAATGTGAACAAACGATTGATAGGTAAGACCGATTATGTCAGGACCTCCGAAAACCCCGCCACGCCTGCATTTGATTCGAGGCAACCCCTCAAAGCGCCCCGTTAAAGACCACAAAAAAACCGCTAAAAAGGATGAAAAAGGTCTTCCTAAAATTCCGCAGCATTTAGGGGCTCAGGGGAAGTACTGGTTCAGGCGAATGGCGGAAGAGCTGAATGCGGAAGGGATCATTTCTCAGCTTGATGCGCGTGCGCTCGAGTTGCTGGTGGAAGCCTACACCGAATATCGGCATCACTGCGAAACACTCGATGTTGAGGGGTATACCTACCGCACGGAAACGCAGAGCGGTGATGTACTGATTAAGGCGCACCCCGCGGCGGCAATGAAAGCGGATGCCTGGAAGCGGATCCGGGCAATGCTTGCAGAGTTTGGTATGTCACCGGCAAGCCGGGCTAAAGTAAATATCGCCGGACCGGATGATGTTGATCCGCTGGCGGAGCTTTTAAAAGCGAGAGACTGATGGCAAAAGTGGCTGACGGGATCCGCTACGCCGAACGTGTTGTTGCAGGAGAAATTGTTGCTGGCGAATTTGTCCGCCTGGCCTGCCAGCGTTTTCTTGATGATCTGAAGTACGGCGAAGAGCGGGGGATTTATTTCAGTGAACCCCGTGCGCAGCACATCCTGAATTTCTACAAATTTGTGCCTCATGTAAAAGGGGCGCTGGCAGGCCAGCCCATTGAGTTGATGGACTGGCATGTATTTATCCTCATTAATATTTTTGGTTTTGTCATTCCGCTGGTCAATGAAGAGACCGGGGAAGTTGTCATGCGCAGCGATGGCAGCGGACGTCCGGTGATGGTGCGCCGGTTCCGGACGGCGTACAACGAAGTCGCCCGTAAAAACGCAAAATCAACTCTGTCATCGGGTATCGGCCTGTATATGACGGGGGCAGATGGTGAAGGCGGAGCTGAGGTGTATTCAGCCGCAACCACGCGTGACCAGGCCAGAATCGTGTTTGAAGACGCCAAAAATATGGTCAGAAAAGCCCGGTCGACACTCGGGCGGTTGTTTGATTTCAACAAGCTGGCGATTTACCAGGAGCAGAGCGCATCAAAATTTGAACCGCTTTCTTCGGATGCAAACAACCTAGATGGTCTGAACATCCACTGCGCCATTATTGATGAGCTGCATGCACATAAAACCCGTGACGTGTGGGACGTTCTGGAAACGGCAACCGGTGCCCGTCTGCAGTCCCTTTTATTTGGTATCACCACGGCAGGGTTTAACAAGGAAGGGATTTGTTACGAGCAGCGTGATTACGCCATCAAGGTATTGCGTGGCTATAACAGCGACGTGGAGGGCGCGGTAAAAGACGACTCCTACTTTGCGATTATTTACACCCTCGATGAGGGAGATGATCCGTTTGATGAAACGGTCTGGCAGAAAGCGAATCCCGGCCTGGGCATCTGTAAACGCTGGGATGATCTGCGTCGCCTGGCGAAAAAAGCGAAAGAACAGGTCTCTGCGCGGGTGAATTTTTTTACCAAACACATGAATGTGTGGGTAACAGCAGAGTCTGCCTGGATGGACATGATTAAGTGGGAGAAGTGCGAATACATTGCCCCACGACATGAGCTGAAAACGTATCCCATGTGGGTCGGCGTTGACCTTGCTCATAAGATTGATATCTGTGCGGCGGCAAAACTCTGGCGAACGGATAACGGGCATGTTCATGCCGATTTTAAATTCTGGCTTCCGGAAGGACGGCTGGAACGATGCTCGCGGCAGCAGGCAGAACTTTACCGGAAGTGGGCGGAGATGGATAAGCTGATTCTGACGGATGGTGATGTTATCGATCATGCTCAGATAAAAAGTGACTTACTGGAATGGATTGGTGGTGAAAACCTCAGGGAACTGGGATTTGACCCGTGGAGCGCGATGCAGTTCAGCCTGGCACTGGCTGAAGAAGGGATACCGCTGGTGGAGGTTCCGCAGACGGTTCGCAATCTGTCAGAGGCCATGAAGGAAACGGAATCACTGGTCTATGCCGGGCGTTTCCATCACAGCAATCATCCGGTCATGAACTGGATGATGTCTAACGTTACGGTAAAACCGGACAAAAACGACAATATCTTCCCGAATAAATCCACGCTGGAAGCCAAAATCGACGGCCCTGTTGCGATGTTTACAGCAATGAGCCGGATGCTGGTCAATGGTGGTGAACCGGAGCTGGATCTGTCTGAACATCTGGTCAGCGTGGGCATCCGCTCGCTTTAACCGAGGTCATTATGTTTCTGATAATTCTCGCGCCACTGGTGGGCGTGCTGGGTGCGCTTTTGCTGGCGTATGGTGCCTGGCTGATTTATCCCCCGGCGGGTTTTGTTGTTGCCGGGGTGCTGTGCCTGTTCTGGTCGTGGCTGGTGGCGCGATATCTCGACCGTACACAGCCGTCTGTCGGCGGAGGTAAATAGTGTTCTTTTCGGGATTATTTCAACGAAAAAGTGACGCACCGGTGACCACGCCAGCAGAGCTGGCGGATGCCATCGGGTTGTCTTACGACACCTATACCGGAAAGCAGATCAGCAGTCAGCGGGCCATGCGACTGACGGCGGTTTTTTCCTGCGTCAGAGTGCTGGCAGAGTCGGTCGGGATGTTGCCCTGCAATCTGTATCACCTGAACGGCAGCCTGAAACAGAGGGCCACCGGCGAACGTCTGCATAAGCTGATCTCCACGCATCCCAATGGCTATATGACGCCGCAGGAGTTCTGGGAGCTGGTGGTCACCTGTCTGTGCCTGAGGGGAAACTTTTACGCCTACAAAGTGAAAGCATTTGGCGAAGTGGCTGAACTGCTGCCCGTCGATCCCGGTTGTGTGGTACCGAAGCTTAACAGTCGCTGGGAGCCGGTCTATCAGGTCACATTCCCGGACGGTTCCACGGATGTACTGAGCCAGGAAGATATCTGGCATGTGCGCACGCTGACGCTGGACGGTCTGGTGGGACTGAATCCCATCGCCTATGCCCGTGAGGCAATATCGCTGGCAGCAGCGACCGAAGAGCACGGGGCCAGACTGTTCAGCAATGGTGCGGTGACGTCCGGTGTGTTGCGTACAGAACAGACGCTGTCGGATCAGGCTTATGAGCGCCTGAAGAAAGATTTTGAGGAGCGTCACACCGGGCTTGGCAATGCTCACCGCCCGATGATCCTTGAGATGGGGCTGGACTGGAAGTCGATGGCGCTGAACGCCGAGGACAGCCAGTTCCTGGAAACCCGCAAGTTTCAGCTTGAAGAAATCTGTCGTCTGTTCCGGGTGCCGTTGCACATGGTGCAGAACACCGATCGCGCCACCTTCAACAATATCGAAGAGCTGGGGCTGGGATTTATCAACTATTCACTGGTGCCGTATCTGACCCGCATCGAACAGCGGATCAACACCGGACTGGTACGAAAAAGTAAGCAGGGCGTTTATTACGCCAAATTTAACGCCGGGGCGTTACTGCGCGGGGATATGAAGTCCCGTTTTGAAGCCTACGCCACCGGGATCAACTGGGGAATTTACTCTCCCAATGACTGCCGCGACCTGGAAGATATGAATCCGCGTCCCGGTGGTGATGTCTATCTCACACCGATGAACATGACCACGAAACCCTCCGATGGCAGTAAAGCCGGTAAGCAGAAGGATAACGCCAATGCAGACGAAACAACGTCTTGATGTACCGCTGAGTCTGAAATCTGTCAGTGACTCCGGTGAGTTTGAAGGGTATGGCTCCGTCTTTGGTGTAAAGGACAGCCACGATGATGTGGTGATGTCCGGGGCATTTGCTGCTTCCCTGCGGGCGTGGAGTGACAGAAAAGCGTTACCTGCGCTGCTCTGGCAGCACCGCATGGATGAACCCATCGGTGTTTACACCGAAATGAAGGAAGACGATGTCGGGCTTTACGTCAGGGGACGGTTGCTTATTGATGATGATCCCCTTGCAAAACGCGCACATGCACACATGAAGGCCGGTTCGTTAACCGGCCTTTCTATTGGGTACGTCCTGAAAGACTGGGAATACGACCGGAGCAAAGAAGCCTTTCTGCTGAAAGAAATCGACCTCTGGGAAGTCAGCCTGGTGACGTTCCCGTCTAACGACGAGGCGCGGATCAGCGACGTCAAGAACGCACTGGCCCGCGGGGAAATCCCCGAACAGAAAAAAATCGAAAGAGTCCTGCGTGATGTCGGACTCTCCCGTACCCAGGCCAAAGCATTCATGGCCGGGGGCTATGGCGCACTGTCCCTGCGCGACGCTGAGGATGTGGGCTCTGCACTGAATGCACTGAAAAATCTAAACTTCTAATCAGGAGAAATACGATGGCGGTTGATATTAAAGATGTCGAACAGGTCGCGCAGGAGCTGCAGCAGAAGTTTGACGACTTCAAAGCAAAGAACGACAAGCGCGTGGATGCGATTGAGCAGGAAAAAGGCAAACTTGCCGGGCAGGTGGAAACCCTGAACGGGAAACTCAGCGAGCTGGAAAACCTCAAAAGCGATCTTGAAAAAGAGCTGCTTGAGCTGAAACGTCCGGCAGGTGGTGCGCAAAATAAACTGGCCACCGAGCATAAAGAAGCGTTTGTGGGCTTCCTGCGTAAAGGCCGTGAAGATGGTCTGCGCGATCTGGAGCGCAAGGCATTACAGGTGGGCACCGATGAAGACGGCGGCTATGCCGTGCCGGAAGCACTGGATCGCAACATTCTCACCCTGCTGAAAGATGAAGTGGTGATGCGCCAGGAAGCCACGGTGATCAGCGTTGGTGGTTCCGACTACAAAAAACTGGTGAATCTGGGCGGCACGGCTTCCGGATGGGTTGGCGAGACTGACGCGCGCTCCCAGACTGCCACCTCAAAACTGGGCCTGATTGAACCTTTCATGGGGGAAATCTACGGTAACCCGCAGGCCACCCAGAAAATGCTGGATGATGCCTTTTTCAACGTGGAAGCATGGATCAACAGCGAGCTGGCAACCGAATTTGCCGAACAGGAAGAAATTGCCTTTACCACCGGCGATGGTACCAAGAAGCCGAAAGGGTTCCTGGCGTATGAGTCCACGGATGAAACAGACAAGGTCCGGGCGTTCGGCAAACTTCAGCATATTGTATCCGGCGAAGCGACGGCGGTGACCGCAGATGCCATTATCAAACTGATTTACACGCTGCGTAAGGCACACCGCACTGGCGCGAAGTTCATGATGAACAACAACAGTCTGTTTGCCATCCGTCTGCTGAAAGACAGTGAGGGTAACTATCTGTGGCGTCCGGGGCTGGAGCTGGGGCAGCCGTCCTCTCTGGCGGGTTACGGTATCGCTGAAAACGAACAGATGCCGGATATTGCCGCTGATGCGAAAGCCATTGCATTTGGTAACTTCAAACGGGGTTACACCATCGTTGACCGTATCGGTACCCGCATTCTGCGTGACCCGTACACCAATAAACCGTTTGTCGGTTTTTATACCACCAAGCGCACCGGCGGCATGCTGGTCGATTCGCAGGCCATCAAACTGCTGAAGATTGCAGCGGCGTAATCATTCAGGGGGCGCAGAAGTGCGCCCCCTGTTCTGACAGGTGAAAGAATCATGATCCTGAAACAAGATCTGAAATGGTCACCGGACGGTATGCGTGTTGAGATTATTCGGGCCGGTGAGTATGAAGATAAAGAATTACCCGAACGGGTACGCGAAATTGCCACTGCAGCTGGGATTGTCTCTGATAAGAGAACACCTGTTGCGCGGGGGGCTGATAAGTCTAAAAAACAGCATTCATAGAGGTTGCCCAAATGATGCCCACTCTGGAAGAGCTTCGTGTTCAGTGCCGGATTGATGATGACAATGAACAGGAGAATTCTCTTCTTATGATGTATCTGGCTGCTGCCAGGGAAGAGGCTGAAAAGTTTTTAAACCGGACGCTTTACGATGAAACTGTTTCTGAGCAGGATACGACCGGGCTTGTAATAACACCTCTGATAAAACTGCGTCTTATGCAACTGGTTGGCTACTGGTACGAGAACAGGGAAATGCAGGATGCAGTGCCTGATTTTTTCTATACCGGACTGCGGATGTATCGATTTCATCCCGGAACATAGGAGGATTCATGCAGGCAGGAAGATTACGTGATCGTGTGGTTATTCTGAATGCCACCACCGTTCGGTCTCCGTCAGGGCACCCTGTGGAAACAATGACGGAGGGGGCAACCATATGGGCAGAAGTTAAGGGGATCAGTGGCAGGGAGAGAATATCCGGAGGCGCAGAAACTGCTCAGGCTACAGTGAGGGTCTGGATGAGATTCCGGCGAGATGTAACAGCAACTTCATGTCTGAAAGTGCTGACTGGTGCATTCAAAGGCGCGATTCTGAGTATAGACGGTCCGCCGATACCGGATGCTCGTGCCACACGGCTTGAGATACTCTGTTCTCAGAAGGGGAATGTGTGATGGATTTCAGTCTTGATTTTTCAGGTCTGGCGGATATTGCACGGGATCTGGAGACGCTCAGCAGGGCAGAAAATAATAAGGTACTGCGCGATGCCACCCGTGCCGGTGCTGAAGTTATGCGGGATGCAGTTGTTGAACGTGCGCCGGAGCGAACCGGGAAACTGAAGAAAAATGTGGTTGTTCTCACTCAGCGTTCAAAGCGTCGCGGGGAAATTATCTCGGGTGTCCACATTCGTGGACGGAACCTGCGAACCGGAAACAGTGATAACAGCATGAAAGCCAGTGATCCCCGAAATGCGTTTTACTGGCGCTTTGTGGAGCTGGGAACGATAAACATGCCCGCGCATCCATTCATTCGCCCGGCTTTCGATACGACAGAGGAACTGGCAGCACAGATTGCCATACAGCGAATGAATCAGGCTATTGATGAGGTCTTAAGTAAATGAGAGAGACCACACTGTATTCCCTGCTGTCTCAACTGGCCGGAGGACAGGTTTATCCTTATGTGGTCCCGCTGACGGAGGGAAAGCCTGCGGTATCTCCGCCATGGCTGGTATTTTCTGTGGTGTCTGACACTGCGTCTGATGTGCTTGATGGTCAGGCTGAATCCAGAATTACCGTGCAGATCGATGTCTGGGCAACAGTACCTGATGACGCAGATGATATCCGTGAGCAGGCGCTTGATGCGGTAAGGCAACTTGCACCCTCCGTTATTTCTAAAACTCAGGGTTATGATCCTGATTCCCGTCTGAGCAGAGCCACGCTTGAATTTCAGGTAATAGCCTGAGGTCGTTAATGATTTTACCCACCCGCCGCTGGCGGGTTTTTTATTTTCAGGAGACGAGTATGTCCTCTAATTTTGAGCGTTCGCAACTGACGAAAATTATGATTTCGTCTGCACCGGTAACAGCAGAAACCCTGGATTCTGCCAGCTATCTTGGCCTGAGCTGTACAATCAAAGAGGTGCAGTTTACCGCAGGACAAAAGCAGGATATTGATGTCACCACGCTGTGTTCTGTTGAGCAGGAAAATATTAACGGCCTTGGTGCCGCGTCAGAGATTTCCATGTCAGGCAACTTTTACCTCAATGCTGCCCAGAACGCGTTGCGCAGTGCCTATGACAATGACACCACGTATGGCTTTAAAGTTATTTTTCCGTCAGGCAACGGATTTACCTTTATGGCAGAGGTGCGTCAGCATACCTGGTCTGCAGGAACTAATGGTGTTGTGGCTGCAACGTTTTCCCTGCGCCTGAAAGGTAAACCTGTGCTGACGACAGAGCCGCTGAAAGTGAAGGTCGATTTAAACAGCACGCTGCAGGTTTCTGCCGGAGCGAAACTCGAAATGGTGGTTGAGGCTGCCGGTGGTGTGCCGCCTTATTCTTATGTCTGGAAGAAAGGTAGTTCTCCTGTTTCCGGACAGACGGCGGCAACATTCAGTAAGGCATCAGCAGCATCAGGTGATGCCGGTGCGTATACCTGCGAGATTTCTGATTCAGCAAGCCCTGTTAACAAGGTGACCTCCACTTCCTGCACTGTTACCGTCAGTTAATGAGGATAGATGTGATGACTAAAAATATCCGCAATCTGGCACTGGCAACGATGTCGGGGTTTCGCCATAAAACTGTTGATGTGCCTGAATGGGAAGGGGCAACGGTTGTATTACGGGAACCTTCTGCAGAAGCCTGGTTGCGCTGGCAGGAGATCGTTAAAGCAAAAGATGATGAGACACCGTTATCCGTTGCGGAGCGCGCCCGCCGAAATCTGGAGGCAGATGTTGAACTGTTCATTGATGTTCTGTGTGATACCGGACTGCAACCTGTATTTTCAGAGGATGATCGTGAACAGGTGATTGCCGTGTATGGCCCGGTGCATGCGCGGCTTCTTCGGCAGTCTCTGGAACTGATCAGTGATGCCGGCGAGGTTAAAAAAAAGTAGAGCTTCCGGGGATGCGTTTTCTGATGATGCTGGCGCTCAGGATGGGGCGCACATTGTCAGAGTTACGCCGGGAAATGTCCGCATCAGAAATCATGATGTGGGCAGAATTTGACAGGTTCAGCCCGCTGGGTGACGAGCGGGCTGATATCCGGGCTGCCCAGATAGTTTCTGCGGTTTACGGTGCGCAGGGTGTCAAAGTCCCACTGAATGATGCGCTTCTTCAGTGGGAACAAGAGCAGACAGAAGGCGTCTCAGATCCATTTGCCGGACTGGAAAACGCGCTTTTAATAGTGTCTCAGTGAGTCAACATAACCGCTTCGGCGGTTTTTTTCGTCCGGAGAATGAGTGTGGCGACATTACGTGAACTGATTATTAAAATCTCGGCAAATTCCCGGTCATTCCAGTCAGAGATCTCCCGGGCTTCGCGTATGGGGCAGGATTACTACCGTACCATGCAGAACGGAGGCCGGCAGTCCGCTGCTGCATCCCGTGAAATGCGGCGTGCACTGGCAGAAGTGACGGATCAGATAAATACAGCTAAATCTTCGGCACTGAATATGGCGGGGGCATTTGCCGGAGCTTTTGCTACCGGTCATCTTATTTCTCTCGCCGATGAGTGGAATTCAGTAAATGCCCGTCTGAAGCAGGCTTCACAGTCCAGTGATGATTTTCAGGTATCACAACGTGAATTAATGGCAATCAGCCAGAGAACGGGAACGGCGTTTTCTGATAACGCCAGCCTTTTTGCCCGCTCTGCAGCTTCCATGCGGGAGTATGGCTACAGTTCTGAGGAGGTACTGAAAGTCACCGAGGCGATCTCCACGGGCCTGAAATTATCCGGTGCCAGTACAGCAGAAGCCAGTTCGGTGATCACGCAGTTCAGTCAGGCACTGGCGCAGGGAGTGCTGCGCGGTGAAGAATTTAACGCTGTGAATGAGAACGGCGATCGTGTTATTCGTGCGCTGGCTGCGGGAATGGGTGTTGCCCGTAAGGGTCTGAAGGCCATGGCGGATAACGGAAAACTGACCGCCGATAAGGTTGTTCCTGCACTGATTAGTCAGCTTGGGGCGTTGCGTGATGAATATGCAGCAATGCCTGATACTGTTTCATCCTCTGCAACCAAAGTTGAAAACGCCTTTATGGCCTGGGTTGGTGGTGCGAACGAGGCAAGCGGAGTGACAAAGACACTCACCGGGGTGTTGAATGGTGTTGCAGACAATATTGATACCGTGGCTGCTGCAGCTGGCGCACTGGTTGCCGTCGGGGTAGCCCGATATTTTGGCAATATGGCGTCGTCTGCTGGATCTGCAACTGCCGGATTAATTACTGCAGCCAGAAACGAAGTGGCTCTTGCTGAAGCGCAACTTCGGGGGACACAGATAGCAACCGCTAGGGCGCGTGCGGCGGTTTATCGTGCGCAACAGGCGGTTGTTGCTGCTCGCGGTACCGAAAGGCAGGCCGCAGCAGAAGCGAAGCTGACAGCTGCCCAGGCGTCACTTACCCGTAATATTGCGGCCAGAACAGCGGCACAGACAACGCTGAATACTGTCACGTCAGTGGGGAGTCGTCTGTTAAGTGGTGCGCTGGGGTTGGTTGGTGGTGTGCCGGGACTCGTCATGCTGGGGGCGACGGCCTGGTACACGATGTATCAGAATCAGGAGCAGGCCAGAGAATCTGCACGCCAGTATGCCGCAACAATCGACGAAATTCGCCAGAAAACGTCGGCAATGTCGCTTCCTGAAGCGTCAGATAATGAGGAAAAGACGCGGCAGGCACTTGATGAGCAAAACAGGTTAATTGACGAGCAGAAAAGTAAGATTAAATCCTTACAGGAAAAAATTGCTGGCTATCAGTATGTGCTGGCAAACCCGGGCTGGACAACCGATAACGGTTTTATGATTAACCACATGACGTCGGTAAAAACTGTCACAGAAGGGCTTGCAGAAGCAACAAATCAACTGGCAGTTGAACAGTCCCGTCTCACACAAATGCAGGGCAAAGCGCAATCCATTCAGGATGTGCTTGCCGGGCTGGAGGAGCGGCGGGTTGCGTTGATCCGTCAACAGGCGGCGGAACAAAACAAAGCGTATCAGTCCCTGTTGATCATGAATGGGCAGCATACCGAGTTTAATCGCCTTCTTGGGCTTGGTAATGAATTACTTCAGCAGCGACAGGGGCTGGTGAATGTACCGTTACGGCTACCACAGGCAACCCTGGATGATAAACAGCAGACCGCACTGAATAACAGCAAGCGCGAACTGGCTCTGTCCCGCCTTAAGGGGGAAGCGCGTGAGCGTGCCCGACTGGGCTATGCTGCGGATGATCTCGGCTTTGTGGGAGAGGCGTATCAGACAGCCAGACAGAATTATATCAATAACTCACTGGATGCCTGGCGAAATAACCAGGCAAATAAACCCAAAGCGCATAAAAAGACCGAAGCGGAAAAAACAGAAGATATTTATAAACGGCTGATTAAACAGCAAAAAGAACAGATAGCACTGGCAGGGCAGAATACTGAACTGGCTAAGATGAAATATCAGGTCAGTCAGGGCGAATTATCAACCCTGTCAGAAGCGCAGAAAAAAACGCTTTTGCAGAATGCAGCACTCATCGACCAGAAAAAGATTCGTGAGCAGCTTGCTGCGTATGAAAGCAGCCTGGCGGACAGTAATGCCAGTACCCGGGCGTCTAACGACGCGCAGTTACTGGGATATGGTGAAGGCTCACGGATGCGTGAACGACTCCAGGAAATGTGGAGTATCCGGCATGAGTTTGAGCAGAAAAATAACGAGCTGCTGAGACAGTATCAGGCCGGAGAAATTGAAGAAGCCCTGTGGAAACAGGAGAAAGAACTGAATAAAAAATATCTGGAAGAGCGTCTCAGCGATCAGCAGGATTATTATGCAAAGGCCGATGCTTTACGTAATAACTGGAATGCAGGACTCCAGGAGGGGCTGACCAACTGGGCAGACAGTGCCACCGATTATGCTTCGCAGGCGGCAGATGCTGTCGTTTCCACTATGGACGGGCTGGTATCAAATATTTCCGATGCGCTGGCCGGAAATGTTGTGGACTGGAGAAACTGGGGGAGTTCAATTCTCCAGGAAGTTTCAAAAATTCTGATGAATGCGGCCATTGTTAACGGACTGAAGTCACTCTCCGGTGCCGGAGGGTGGCTTGGTACGGTCGGCGGATGGATTTCGGGGGCGGTGGCAAACGCAAAAGGTGGTGTTTACACATCGGCAAATCTGAGTGCTTACAGTAACACTATTGTGGATACACCGACGTATTTTGCTTTTGCGAAAGGTGCCGGGCTGATGGGCGAGGCCGGGCCTGAAGCTATCATGCCACTGACACGGGCAGCGGACGGCTCTCTTGGGGTCAGAGCCATTGGCAATGTGAATAGTGGCGGGGGGGTTGTTTATTCTCCCGTGTATCACATCAGCATTCAGAATCAAGGGAGCAATGGCGAGATAGATGCGCGCTCAGCCAGGGGACTGGTGGATCTGATCGACAGCAGGGTTGTGTCAATTATGCAGTCATCGCGTCGGGATGGAGGATTGTACAGTGCCTGAGCCTGAAGTTTTTAACTGGATCCCCCGTGAGGGGATGGAGACGACACGAAAGCCATCAGTTATTACGGTAAAGTTTGGTGACGGATATGAACAGAGACGGGCTGGTGGTCTGAATGCGGATCTGAAAACGTTTAAACCGGTATTTCGTGTCACAGATGAATATTCCCGTGCCGCGCTGGACAGTTTTTTATCCCGTCATGCCGGGATTCGTGCTTTTTTGTGGCGTCCGCCAAAACACAACAGGACTGTCCGGGTTGTCTGCAGGGAGTGGAGCATTTCGGATAATGCCATGTATACCGATTTTAACTGTACCTTTGAAGAGGTCACTCACTGATGCAGGATATACAGCAGGAAACACTCAATGAGTGCACTAAAACGGAGCAATCCGCGCTGATCGTGCTCTGGGAAATTGATCTGACAGAGGTCGGCGGAGATCGTTATTTCTTCTGTAATGAGCAGAACGAAAAAGGTGAACCAGTCACCTGGCAGCGGCGGCAGTATCAGGCCTATCCCATTCAGGGAAGTGGATTTGAGATGAACGGCAAAGGAGCCAGTGCAAGGCCAACGCTTAAAGTCTCTAATCTGTACGGCATGGTCACCGGGATGGCGGAAGACCTGCAGAGTCTGGTCGGCGGAACGGTGGTCAGGCGTAAGGTTTACGCCCGTTTTCTGGATGCGGTGAACTTCGTCAACGGAAACAGTGACGCCGACCCGGAGCAGGAGGTGATCAGCCGCTGGCGCATCGAGCAGTGCAGCGAACTGAGTGCGGTCAGTGCTTCTTTTGTACTGTCCACGCCGACGGAAACGGATGGTGCGGTTTTTCCGGGGCGCATCATGCTGGCCAACACCTGTACCTGGACCTATCGCGGTGATGAGTGCGGTTATAGCGGTCCGGCTGTCGCGGATGAATATGACCAGCCGACGTCCGATATCACGAAAGATAAATGCAGCAAATGCCTGAGTGGCTGTAAGTTTCGCAATAACGTCGGCAACTTTGGCGGCTACCTTTCCATCAACAAACTTTCGCAGTAAATCCCATGACAGAGACAGAATCAGCGATTCTGGCGCACGCCCGGCGATGTGCGCCAGCGGAGTCGTGCGGCTTCGTGGTGAGAACGCCGGAGGGGGAAAGATATTTCCCCTGCGTGAATATCTCCGGTGAGCCGGAAGATTATTTCTGGATGTCGCCGGAGGACTGGCTGCAGGCCAAAATGCAGGGTGAGATTGTGGCGCTGGTCCACAGTCACCCCGGTGGTCTGCCCTGGCTGAGTGAGGCTGACAGGCGGCTGCAGGTGCAGAGTGATTTGCCGTGGTGGCTGGTCTGCCGGGGGGCGATTCATAAGTTCCGCTGTGTGCCGCATCTTACCGGGCGGCGCTTTGAGCACGGGGTGACGGACTGTTACACGCTGTTCCGGGATGCTTATCATCTGGCGGGGATTGAGATGCCGGATTTTCATCGTGAGGATGACTGGTGGCGTCACGGTCAGAATCTCTATCTGGATAATCTGGAGGCCACAGGGCTGTATCAGGTGCCGTTGTCATCAGCACAACCGGGCGATGTGCTGCTGTGCTGCTTTGGTTCATCGGTGCCGAATCATGCCGCCATTTACTGCGGCGACGGCGAGCTGCTGCACCATATTCCTGAACAACTGAGCAAACGAGAGAGGTATACCGACAAATGGCAGCGACGCACACACTCCCTCTGGCGTCACCGGGCATGGCACGCATCTGCCTTTACGGGGATTTGCAACGATTTGGCCACCGCATCGACCTTCGTGTGAAAACGGGAGCCGAAGCTATCCGGGCGCTGGCCACGCAGCTCCCGGCGTTTCGTCAGAAACTGAATGAGGGCTGGTATCAGGTGCGCATTGCCGGGCGTGATGCAGGCGAAAACGAATTATCTGCCCGTCTTAATGAGCCGCTGGCAAATGGTGCCGTGATCCACATCGTGCCGCGTCTGGCGGGAGCTAAAAGTGGCGGTGTGTTTCAGGTGGTGCTGGGGGCGGCGCTGATTGCGGTGGCATGGTGGAACCCTGTGGGCTGGCTGGGTGCCGCGGCTGTATCGGGCATGTATGCGGCAGGGGCCAGTATGATCCTGGGTGGTGTGGCCCAGATGCTGGCACCGAAAGCCCGGACGCCCACAGCGACCAGCACGGATAACGGTAAGCAGAACACCTATTTCTCATCACTGGATAACATGGTTGCCCAGGGCAATGTTCTGCCTGTTCTGTACGGTGAAATGCGCGTGGGGTCTCGTGTGGTTTCTCAGGAGATCAGCACGGCAGATGAAGGGGACGGTGGTCAGGTTGTGGTGATTGGCCGCTGATGCAAAATATTTCATGTGAAACCGCCTCCGGGCGGTTTTGTCGTTTATGGAGCATGACGAATGGGCAAAGGAAGCAGTAAGGGGCATACCCCGCGCGAAGCGAAGGACAACCTGAAATCCACGCAATTACTGAGTGTGATCGATGCCATCAGCGAAGGGCCGATTGAAGGTCCGGTGGATGGATTAAAAAGCGTGCTGCTGAACAGTACACCGGTGCTGGACAGTGAGGGGAATACCAACATCTCCGGTGTTACGGTGGTGTTCCGGGCAGGTGAGCAGGAGCAGACACCGCCGGAGGGGTTTGAATCCTCCGGATCCGAGACGGTGCTGGGTACGGAAGTGAAATACGACACGCCGATCACCCGCACCATCACGTCGGCAAACATCGACCGTCTGCGCTTTACCTTCGGTGTGCAGGCACTGGTGGAAACCACCTCAAAGGGGGACAGGAATCCATCGGAAGTCCGCCTGCTGGTTCAGATACAACGTAACGGTGGCTGGGTGACGGAAAAAGACATCACCATTAAGGGTAAAACCACCTCACAGTATCTGGCCTCAGTGGTGGTGGATAACCTGCCGCCGCGCCCGTTTAATATCCGGATGCGCAGGATGACGCCGGACAGCACCACAGACCAGCTGCAGAACAAAACGCTCTGGTCGTCATACACCGAAATCATCGATGTGAAACAGTGCTACCCGAACACGGCACTGGTCGGCGTACAGGTGGACTCGGAGCAGTTCGGCAGCCAGCAGGTGAGTCGTAATTATCATCTTCGCGGGCGCATTCTGCAGGTGCCGTCGAACTATAACCCGCAGACGCGGCAATACAGCGGTATCTGGGACGGAACGTTTAAGCCGGCATACAGCAACAACATGGCCTGGTGTCTGTGGGATATGCTGACCCATCCGCGCTACGGCATGGGAAAACGTCTTGGTGCGGCAGATGTGGATAAATGGGCGCTGTATGTCATCGGCCAGTACTGCGACCAGTCGGTGCCGGACGGCTTTGGCGGCACGGAGCCGCGCATCACCTGTAATGCGTACCTGACCACACAGCGTAAGGCGTGGGATGTGCTCAGTGATTTCTGCTCGGCGATGCGCTGTATGCCGGTATGGAACGGGCAGACGCTGACGTTCGTGCAGGACCGGCCGTCGGATAAGGTGTGGACCTATAACCGCAGTAATGTGGTGATGCCGGATGATGGCGCGCCGTTCCGCTACAGTTTCAGCGCCCTGAAGGACCGCCATAATGCCGTTGAGGTGAACTGGACTGACCCGGATAACGGCTGGAAAACGGCAACAGAGCTTGTGGAGGACACGCAGGCCATTGCCCGTTATGGTCGTAATGTCACGAAGATGGATGCCTTTGGCTGTACCAGCCGGGGGCAGGCACACCGCGCCGGGCTGTGGCTGATTAAAACGGAGCTGCTGGAAACGCAGACCGTGGACTTCAGCGTGGGCGCAGAAGGGCTTCGCCATGTACCGGGCGATGTTATTGAAATCTGCGATGATGACTATGCCGGTATCAGCACCGGTGGTCGTGTGCTGGCGGTGAGCAGCCAGACCCGGACGCTGACGCTCGACCGTGAAATCACGCTGCCATCCTCCGGCACCACGCTGATAAGCCTGGTTGACGGAAGTGGCAATCCGGTCAGCGTGCAGGTCCAGTCCGTCACCGACGGCGTGAAGGTGAAAGTGAGCCGGGTTCCTGACGGCGTTGCAGAATACAGCGTGTGGGGGCTGAAGTTGCCGACGTTGCGCCAGCGCCTGTTCCGCTGTGTGAGTATCCGTGAGAACGACGACGGCACGTATGCCATCACCGCCGTGCAGCATGTACCGGAAAAAGAAGCCATCGTGGATAACGGGGCGCACTTTGACGGCGACCAGAGCGGCACGGTGAATGGTGTCACGCCGCCAGCGGTGCAGCACCTGGCCGCAGAAGTCACTGCAGACAGCGGGGAATATCAGGTGCTGGCGCGATGGGACACACCGAAGGTGGTGAAGGGCGTGAGCTTCCTGCTCCGTCTGACCGTAACAGCGGACGACGGCAGTGAGCGGCTGGTCAGCACGGCCCGGACGACGGAAACCACATACCGCTTCAGGCAACTGGCGCTGGGGCGTTACACGCTGACGGTCCGGGCGGTAAATGCGTGGGGGCAGCAGGGCGATCCGGCATCGGTATCGTTCCGGATTGCGGCACCGGCAGCGCCTGTCACTATTGAACTGATACCAGGGTATTTTCAGATAACAGCGGTCCCGAAACTGGCTGTATATGACCCGACGGTGCAGTTTGAGTTCTGGTTCTCGGAAAAGCGGATTATCGATATCAGGCAGGTTGAAACCAGCGCGCGTTATCTTGGTACGGCGCTGTACTGGATAGCCGCCAGTAGCAATATTAAGCCGGGTTATGATTATTACTTTTATATCCGCAGCGTGAACACCGTTGGTAAATCGGCATTTGTGGAGGCCGTTGGTCGGGCGAGCGATGATGCGGAAGGTTATCTGAATTTTTATAAAGGGTTGATCAATAAAACGCATCTCGGCAAGGAACTGCTGGAAAACTTTGAGCTGACGGAAGATAACGCCAGCAAACTGGAGGAGTTTTCGAAAGAGTGGAAGGACGCCAACGATAAATGGAATGCCATGTGGGGCGTCAAAATTGAGCAGACCAAAGACGGCAAACATTATGTCGCGGGGCTTGGCCTCAGCATGGAGGATACGGAGGAAGGCAAACTGAGCCAGTTCCTGGTTGCCGCTAACCGTATCGCGTTTATTGACCCGGCAAACGGGAATGAAACGCCGATGTTTGTGGCGCAGGGCAACCAGATATTCATGAACGACGTGTTCCTGAAGCGCCTGACGGCCCCCACCATTACCAGCGGCGGTAATCCTCCGGCATTTTCCCTGACACCGGACGGGCGGCTGACGGCGAAAAATGCCGATATCAGCGGTAACGTGAATGCGAACTCCGGGACGCTCAACAACGTCACGATTAACGAGAACTGCCGGGTTCTGGGAAAACTGTCCGCGAACCAGATTGAAGGCGATCTCGTTAAAACAGTGGGCAAAGCTTTCCCCCGTGACTCCCGGGCACCGGAGCGGTGGCCATCAGGAACCATTACCGTCAGGGTTTATGACGATCAGCCGTTTGACCGGCAGATTGTTATTCCGGCGGTGGCATTCAGCGGCGCTAAACATGAGAAAGAGCATACTGATATTTACTCCTCATGCCGTCTGATAGTGCGGAAAAACGGTGCTGAAATTTATAACCGTACCGCGCTGGATAATACGCTGATTTACAGTGGTGTTATTGATATGCCTGCCGGTCACGGTCACATGACACTGGAGTTTTCGGTGTCAGCATGGCTGGTAAATAACTGGTATCCCACAGCAAGTATCAGCGATTTGCTGGTTGTGGTGATGAAGAAAGCCACTGCAGGCATCACGATTAGCTGAATTTTATAACCCAGATACGGGCGCCAGAAATGGCGCCTTTTTTATTGCAGAAAAGCGAGAGGTAATTATGCGTAAATTATGTGCTGTTATTTTGTCCGCAGTAGTCTGGCAGGTCGCCGCTGCTACGCCAGCGAGTGCAGCAGAACATCAGTCCACGCTGAGCGCGGGGTATCTCCATGCCTCGACGAACGTTCCCGGTAGTGATGATCTGAACGGGATTAACGTGAAATACCGTTATGAGTTTACGGACGCGCTGGGGCTGATTACGTCCTTCAGTTATGCCAATGCTGAGGATGAGCAAAAAACGCGCTACAGCGATACCCGCTGGCATGAAGATTCAGTGCGTAACCGCTGGTTCAGCGTGATGGCGGGGCCGTCTGTACGCGTGAATGAATGGTTCAGTGCTTATGCGATGGCAGGTGTGGCTTACAGCCGTGTTTCGACGTTCTCCGGGGATTATCTCCGCGTAACTGACAACAAGGGGAAAACGCACGATGTGCTGACCGGAAGTGATGACGATCGCCACAGCAACACGTCTCTGGCGTGGGGAGCTGGCGTGCAGTTTAACCCGACCGAATCCGTGGCCATTGATATTGCTTATGAAGGCTCCGGCAGTGGCGACTGGCGCACTGACGGTTTCATCGTGGGTGTCGGTTATAAGTTCTGATTAGCCAGGTAACACAGTGTTATGACAGCCCGCCGGTTCAGGCGGGCTTTTTTGTGGAGTGGATATGGCAGCAGTAAAAATCTCAGGTGTGCTGAAAGATGGTGCGGGAAAACCAATACAGAACTGCACTATTCAACTGAAGGCAAAGCGTAACAGCACCACGGTACTGGTGAACACGGTGGCCTCTGAAAATCCGGATGAAGCCGGACGTTACAGCATGGATGTTGAGTATGGCCAGTACAGCGTCACCCTGCTGGTTGAAGGTTTTCCGCCTTCACATGCCGGGACCATTACCGTCTATGAAGGCTCCAGACCAGGTACGCTGAATGATTTTCTCGGTGCCATGACGGAAGATGATGTCATGCCGGAGGCATTGCGTCGTTTTGAGGAAATGGTGGAAGAAGCGGCACGCAACGCTGAAGCCGCCTCTCAGAGCGCAGCGGCGGCAAAGAAATCCGAAACTGCAGCGGCATCATCGAAGAACGCGGCGAAAACCTCAGAAACGAATGCAGCTAATAGTGCACAGGCGGCAGCGACCTCAAAGACTGCATCGGCAAACTCCGCGACAGCAGCCAAAAAATCAGAAACCAACGCGAAAAATAGCGAGACAGCCGCAAAGACGAGCGAAACCAACGCAAAGTCCAGCCAGACGGCAGCAAAAACCAGCGAAACGAATGCCAAAGCCAGTGAAACTGCGGCGAAAAACAGTCAGGATGCAGCAGCCCAAAGCGAGAGTGCTGCAGCTGGTTCTGCGACTTCAGCAGCTGGATCAGCAACTGCTGCGGCTAACAGCCAGAAAGCTGCGAAGACGAGTGAAACTAACGCAAAGTCCAGCCAGACGGCAGCGAAGACCAGCGAAACGAATGCCAAAGCCAGCGAAACTGCGGCGAAAAACAGTCAGGATGCAGCAGCCCAAAGCGAGAGTGCTGCAGCTGGTTCTGCAAGCGCGGCGGCTGCTTCTGCCACTGCATCAGCTAACAGTCAAAAAGCAGCAAAAACCAGTGAAACCAACGCAAAGGTGAGCGAAACAGCGGCTGCGAACTCAGCGAAAGCATCGGCAGCAAGCCAGACGGCAGCTAAAGCAAGCGAAGATGCAGCCAGAGAGTACGCAAGCCAGGCTGCGGAGCCGTATAAATATGTCTTACAGCCGCTGCCTGATGTGTGGATACCATTTAACGATTCGCTGGATATGATTACGGGCTTTTCGCCATCATATAAAAAAATTGTTATTGGTGACGATGAAATAACGATGCCTGGCGACAAGATTGTTAAGTTTAAACGTGCATCGAAAGCAACCTATATTAACAAATCTGGTGTGCTGACAGAGGCTGCCATTGACGAGCCACGATTTGAACGTGATGGCCTGCTTATTGAGGGGCAAAGAACTAATCTTCTGCTTAATTCAACAAATCCATCTAAATGGAATAAGTCAGGCAATCTGGAACTCACAGAAATATCCACGGATTCTTTTAATTTTACTTATGGGAGATTTACTGTAAAAGATACTCTTATTGGTCAGACAAGTGCTATTAATATCGTAACGGTTTCTGGCAGTAAAGGGTTTGATGTCACAGGTGATGAAAAATATGTGACCATTTCATGCCGTGTAAGAAGTGATGTTGAAAATGTAAGGTGTCGTTTAAGATTTGAACACCATGATGGTTATACTTACACTTTTTTGGGAGATGCTTACCTCAATTTATCAACACTTGTAATTGATAAAGCTGGTACTGCTGCAGACCGTATTATTGCAAAGGCTGTAAAAGATGAGGTTACTGGTTGGATTTTCTATCAGGCTACAATTAATGCACTAGATACAGAGAGCATGATTGGTGCGATGGTTCAATACGCTCCTGTAAAAGGTTCAGGCACAGCATCTGGAGACTATCTGGATATCGCAACTCCACAAGTGGAAGGTGGATCAAGTGCTTCGTCATTTATTGTAACTGATATAACTGCAAGCACTCGCGCAAGCGATATGGTGACAGTCCCAATCAAGAATAACCTTTATAATCTTCCTTTTACGGTTCTTTGTGAGGTACATAAGAACTGGTATAAAACGCCAAATGCAGCGCCACGTGTTTTTGATACCGGCGGTCATCAAACCGGAGCGGCTATTATTCTTGGCTTCGGTCGTTCAACAGATTACGACGGATTTCCTTATTGCGATATTGGAGGAGCTAACAGACGGGTAAACGAAAACGCATCGCTTGAAAAAATGGTTATGGGGATGCGTGTAAAGTCAGAGCAGTCTACGTGCTCAGTAAGTAACGGGCATATATCCAGCGAAACAAAAACCACATGGTCCTGTATTCAGAACACCGCAATTATCCGTATTGGAGGCCAGACTACAGCCGGGTTACGTCATTTATTTGGTCATGTCAGGAATTTCAGAATATGGCACAAGGCATTGACTGATGCTCAGGTGGGGGAGTCAATCTAATGAAAGATTTAACACTCAAATTTGCCGACAGGGCCGACTTTTCGGCCTTTATGGATAGCACTGGCTATTATGATGACGAGTCGATGCAGGATGATATTCTTATTGACGTGATAGGTAACGTGTACAAAGAAACCGGAGAACTGACTGAAGATGGCGAACCGGTATGTGTTAAGGAAGACGGATATTTTGTAAACGTGCGCATCATTAATGATTCGCAAATATCGTCATTATTCGATGAATACGTGGTTGCTGTTGAGCATCAACTTCGTGGCTGGATGTGAGGAAGAAAAATGGCTACATCGACAGTAATTCCTGATGACATCAAAACGCTAAAATCCGACATTAGCAAATTAAAAAACGATCAAGGAAGCTATGCAACAAAATCATATATAGACAATAAAACAACATGGAATAGTTATTGCAATGTAATCTATGATCAAAAGGCATTGCCGACCACTGGAACTATATTTAGCGGTAAGATTCACTTGTCAAATAAGACAGGAGAAACCGAAAACGCTTATAGCGAGATGTACACCAGAAAAAATATTGACGGTACAAAAGATACAATGACAAGGATTGTCACACACAATGGAACAAAAGGTATCTTTTGGGATTTTAGCGATCTTTACGGTGGAACATTAATTTTTCCAGGCAGTGATGGTTACCTTAAGATGGGGAACTGTCTCATGTCGTATGGTGTGCGGGGAAGTAACGCGCTTATTAAGTTTGACTGCACAGACACATTACAAATCAAATATGCTAATCATGGGTCAACCATGACATTAAACACACAGGGGACCGCTCATTCTGGCGCTACTACTAGTTTGTGGGGCAACTCCAGCCGTCCTGTTGTTTATGAAGTCGGTGTTGATGGTGGCGCTTATATGTTCTATGCGCAGAAAAATACCGATAACACCTATATGTTAAGCGTTAATGGTGCATGTCATGCCACCGCATTTAACCAGCATTCCGACCGGGATCTGAAAGACAACATTCAGGTGATCGATAATGCAACCGACCGCATCCGTAAAATGAACGGCTATACATACACGCTTAAAGAAAACGGTATGCCCTATGCTGGTGTCATTGCACAGGAAGCTCTGGAAGCAATCCCAGAAGTTGTAGGTTCCGCAATGAAATATCAGGACGGTGCGAGCGGATCGGAAGGTGAAGAAGGTGAACGTTATTACACAGTAGATTATTCTGGTGTTACTGGCTTGCTTGTTCAGGTAGCCAGAGAGTCAGACGACAGAATAACAGCACTGGAAGAAGAAAACGCAGAATTAAGACAAAGATTATCTGCAATTGAGGCGGCGCTTGCGTCTAAATAATATTAAGGGGCCGAGCGCCCCGTTTTATTGGGTAGGATGAAAATGGATATAACACCTTTCCTTCATGCGCTTTGTGCTGTGGCTGCGCAGCTACTGATTGGTCTTTTTACCGGGAACTGGGCTTACGGGGCGATAGCCGGTTGTACGTTCTTCATTGCGCGTGAACACACCCAGGCAGAATATCGCTGGATCGAAATGTTCGGGCATGGCAAGCGAATGAATATGCCGTGGTGGGGCGGTTTTGATACACGTGCATGGGATGTGGCAAGCCTGATGGATTTTGCTGTGCCGGTGGTGGCGTGTCTGCTGATCTGGATGTTGATCCGTTAA